CTTCTTGGAAATTCCCATTCTCTCCGTATATCCTGCCAACTTGATATAGGAGTAAAAAATCCCACAATCCTTGTATATCTCTCAATTATCTTTTTAGAACATATCGGGCAGATGTCTAATTTACCAAATGAAACGTGACCATCTTCACATTCACTATAAACAGCATTTAGAGCAAAATGTTCACATCCACAATTTACAGCAAACTTAATTATCTTCTCTGATTGTTTAGATGTAACTTTTTCTCCTATTTGGGCATGAACAATTCCTCCACCTGTAATTAACCTTTGATATTTTCCATCCTGAATCATTTTTTCCCATAATGTGGCAGATTCCCATAAAGGAATAAATTGATTAGAATATAACTGATATGGAATTTTATCTTCTCCGTAAATAATTTTATCTGCTTTTGCTAATCTAATTGCAAAGGATTCTCCTGGTATTTGTTCTATGTTATATGAAATAGATGAAGATGAATCAACTTTATTTAATTCATTTACTTTATTATTCAAAAAGATTAACATATTACTTTCAATATCTTCACCATTACCAAATTTATCTTTAAACAATTTAGATGCTTCATATATACCTATAATACCAAATGTTGAAAACATCCTATTCATATTAATCCAACCTAATTTTATAAACGGTTGTAATCCTCTCTTATTTAAATTGAGAATCAATTCTTTATGTGCCTTTAGTATTTTAGAAGCACTTTCTATACGACTTTCGAGAATTTTATAGAATTCTTCTCTACTATTTGCTTCCATTACTATTCTCGGAAAATTGATTGTACAAACTCTATGAGATCCTAATGATACAGATCCACCAGCACCAAACGAATTTGATTGAGATGCAAACTGAAGCATTTCAGTATTGGACAATAAACGACAACAAGAAGCCACTTTTGATCCTTCGGAAACAAATATATTATATCTAAAAATATCTCTTTTACATACATTCTTAAGAAAATTAAGATCTTCAATTATTTCTCTATCACCCCATTTCTTTTTACTTATACAAATGGTTACTACAGGAAATCTATAAGGAGCACCACCTTTTAAAGGATCTCCTTTATCAAAAAAATCAAGAAAAATATTTTGTACTTCTTCAATATAGTCTATAACATAATTTGTGTAGAATTCTTTCTTTTCTTCTTCAGTTTCAAATTCGGGATGTTCGATTGGAAGTTCATCGAAGGGAAAATACCAACTCATATCTGTTATAATATTTCTAAGTTTAATTCTATCTAAAATAGAAATATTTGTAAATGGAGATTCTACTCCATTTCTAGAAAGATGATTTACTGAATGTACAAATTGTTGCATTTCATTTTCTATTTTTTTACGATATTCTTTATTGGTTTTAAGTTCTCTTAAATCATATTTTTCTTTATATAGGGATAGATGAGATATATCCAAAAAGAAAGTACTTATTGCTATTGCTCCTGCCAAATGTGAACTCATCTGATGAACAGTTTCACATAATGCAGAAATGTAACTTGAAACTCTTTTAGCAGGTTTTGAATAAAGTTGTCCAAATTCTCTACCCATAGTAACTATCTTAGATGTATCCATTGCCCAACAATTATGTTGAACCATTCCGTTTGCATAAAATCTACCAGTATCTGTTGAAATATCATAAACATATTCTAATTCTTTCTTTAAAAATCTAGTATCTTGAATATCTTTTATATTAAATCTTATTATTTTTGAAATTTTCATTTCTTTAGATTTTCTACTCATATTCTGATTATAACAAAATTCTTCAGAAAATAAACTGTAAATATTTTTTATTTTTTCAGATAAATAAATTAAATTAGATTTTTTAGTAATTTTAAAACTAACTTCATACATACAATTATCTATTTCTTTTCCATCTATCCTATTTCTAACTCCTTCTATACCATCTAATGAATTTAAACAATCATAAAGTCCATTTATTGTTGCTAATGACATCAATCTAATACTAACAAGATTGTGTTCATTATTAGATATAGTTCCATCGGCATCAATTAATCCAGCTATGAAAGACTCTTTAGATTCTTTAGTCCAAGACATAAAATTTATTGGTAAATGTTTAGTAAATGAATTTTCTTTGTTATTATAACCGAATAAAACAGAACAAATATAATTATAATCATGAGATGTAAAACAAAGTTGTCTATCTGATTTATCATTAAATTTCCAAAAATTTACATTTTCAAATAAATTTTCACAAACCTTTTTAATATAAGAATTTTCAATATTTTTTTGATAAATAGATATTAAATTACCTCCTCTTAAAAAAGAAATTCCAAGTTTTCTTTTTCTGTCACTTTTTTGCATATCAATATCATAACTTTGAATGTTACCATCTCCTAAAGCAAATCCAGAAAAATATGCCAATTCTTTAGGAACTATAATAGTCTCATCTATTTTAGGTAAAGACATATCTTCATCTCTCAAAACTTCATCACCAATTGACAAATCTTTTGCAATTTTTTCTAAACCATTCATCATATATATTGGATGATCTTCAGTAACTAAAGCATAATTCCCATTTTCTACTTGATATAAAATTAAATCTTTCTCATTTTTATGTCTTATTATTCTATTAATATTAACCCAACCATTTTTACTATCCCATACTTTAATATTAATTATTTCTTTAATAGATTGTTTAAGTTCTCTATTTACTCTTGTAGATGATTTAGCATATTTACCATTTATTAAAGATTTTTGAATCATAAAATCTTTTTCAATATTAATAGAATCTATAAATTCACCATCATCTATTACAATTTTTTTAAACTCAAACATTTCAAATAATTTTTTTAAAGTAATATATTGTATTTCTTCATTTATTTTAACAAGAATAGGAGTATGTGCATAATAAGAATAAGGTTTTAGGATATTTGTAGAATCAGACAATCCCAAACTCAAATCATACATTTCTCCACTTAATCTTATTGCTTCTTCTTTTCCATAAAGATCTTTCATTTGTCTATATAAATAATCAAATCCTACTGCCTTTTTAACTGATGCTGTTGCTTCCTGATGAATCGCTTCTATAGTTTTTTCATTTTTATTTGAATTTGCATCTATCGAAACGTCATTTAGATTATCATTGATAATAGTTTCTATACTATTTACAAAATCAAATCTTTTTTTATCTAAACCATGTATTGCCATTATTTTATTTGATATTTCTTCATTTTCAATTTTATATTTCTCTTTAAGATTTTTATCTAGTGCCTTTTTGATATTTCTAAGAGTCCTTACCGTAGTTGCATTATCTCCAAACATATTTCCTCCCTATCTAAAAAAATAAATACCATTTTCACTTATTAAATTTAAGTCTGCATCATATAATTTTTGATTTTTTGATGCAAATTTCATATACTCATCTGTTTTATCTGGTTCTTGATATAGATCTTCTATGAAGATACCACTCTTAACAAAAGAAAATCCAGAAATTTTACTTTCTATAATATAACATTTTTCGTATGATGTGTAAAGACAAAAATCATATTTCATTCCAATTTTGTCAAGAATATTTTTTACTCCATTAATATTGGCAGGATGTAAAGGATCGCCTCCAGACAATACTACTTTATTTGTAAGATTTCTTTTACATTGAATTTCTATTTCTTCTATAATAGAATCTTCTGATAGATTTTTAGTTCCAATATTGTAATCTACATTTTTAAAATCTGGATTATGACAACCTTTACAATTTTGTTCACATCCCATAAAATAAACTAACACAGCAATACTTTCATTATCTGGATAATCAAGAAAAGTAGAAGTAAATGGATATTTCACATTCATAAAGATTCCAATCTAAAACCTATTCGTTAAACAAATCTCTTTCTGTAAAAACTATAAACTCTATTCCTCTTTTTTTACAATATTCTTCTGCATATTTCCATTTACTTTGGTTTACCAGAAAAGTTACAGATTCTGCCATATATCTTTTATATGCCTTTTGATTTTTATTTTTAGGTTTTACTGGTAATTGTGTCTGTTTTAGAGGTTTAACTTCAACCAGAAATTTTTTTACCCCATTATTAGTTAAAATTTCACAATAAAAATCTACAAAATATCTATGTACTTTACCATCTACAGGGCTAATGTAAGGAATCACTACACTCTCATTTGACCATTTCAATACATTTTTATTCTTACAAAAATAATACATCAATCTCTTTTCCCAAGATGAACGATAAAAAGGTACATTTTTACCGATATATTTCTTCTTTTCTTCATCTGAGAGTATATATTCACCTTGTAAATAAGAATCAAATCCCATTTCAGAATCCTTTTGTAAAGGTTCTGCAATATTTCTATTTCAATTCCTTTACATATTTAGAATATTCATTCCATCTATTCATTAACTGTAGCAATCTATTCTTTGTAAAAAAAGATAAAATTTTCTTAGAATCAATTGCTCTAATTGGATATTCATTATATGTATTTATAATTGTCTCACATATATTTTTCGGAATAAAATCGAAATCTATTAAGATTCTATTTCGTTCATAATTCTTTTTAATATCAGTATTTTCAGGTTTATTTAAGAACTCTTCCAATCCCTCAGATAAAACCTTTTTTGCTGAAACTATACCAAATCTATTTTTGATTGCTGGTATAAAATCGCTCTTATCTCCTGTCAGTACTTTTAGTTCTAATTGCATTTTCGGGTTAATACATTCAATAAATTTTCCTTGACCATTTTCATTACGTTTTGCGTCATATTGTTTTACGTTATTTAACATTAATAATTGATTCAAATCTTTATCTGATGATATTATAATAACTTCATAATTATTCTTAACAAAAACATCTCTTGTTAATACTGCAATAATATCATCTGCTTCACATTCTTTAATTCTAATTACATACATATTTGTAAATAAATTTTTAATATCATTTATATATTCATCAAATACTGGAAAGAATTTATCAAAATCGACTATAGATTTATCTCTAAATGCTTTCCTACCCTCTTTGTATCTTTCATATATTTTATATCTCCAACTACCCCTTTCATCAAATGCCAATACTACTTTAGTAGGGGAAAATTTTTCTATTTTATCAATGATATCATTTAACATCTGATGTCTCCATAGAAAAAATTTATCATTATCTTCAGGATGAAAAAATAATGTAACAAATAAATTTCTATATGCCATATTATTTCCATCAAAAATAAGAACTTTTTCTAATTGAGGAGTAGATATCTCTTCATTTTTGTTAATCTGTATACCATTATCTAAACATTCCAACTCATCCCAAGTATCCATAGTTAATCATTTCCTTTTCTAAATTGATATCAAATATTGCAGATAACTTCTGAGTTTTTAACTCCCAAATTTTTCTCACTTCACTAAATGGAAGTTTCAATCTCATTTTACATAATTCTCTGATACCTTCATCTGGATTCCTAATATTAAGTAAAAGATATTTCTTTCCCGATCTTCTCAATTGATTAAAAAGAGATTTATTTTCTTCAAGAATATCAAATCGATATTTTTTACATTTCATCTTAATCATCTTAATATATTTGTCTTCTTTATAATAAAATCAGTATCTAAAATATTAACTGGATTCGATTTTGTAACTCTATTAAAAATTCTAATAGTCTTAGAATCAAGATCTCTCAATGTAATGATTCCATTTCTAAGTTTTAATTCTAATTGAAGTAACTTAGCAATATAAAAAGCATCAACTATATTATCTTTAGGATTCCCCTTCTTCTTATCAGAAACTAAAGGTAAATGTTGAAGATCAAATCTTTCATCTATTGGTAATTTTTCATAATCCTCTTCCATATGAATTTTGTCTGCATTTCCTAAACCTGTAGCATACATTTTTATTGAAGGTGGATCATAAATTCTAAGAGGAATTCCTCTATCATAAACCATCATTTTTATTGTACATGTGATCTCTGCTATGTCAAATACCATTCCTGTACCAGAATATGCATAACCTTCCAATCCAACATAATCAGGATTAACATCACCATCACATTTTAAATCGATCATAAAATTTTTAATATGGTTTTTTATAAAAACATATTGAGCAAGATCACAATCAAAATCTTCTTTCTTGTAGTAAATTATATTATCTTCTTCGTATTTTTTTGTTGTTGTAAAAGTAATAAATCTTTTACTTATAATATCTAATTTATCATCAAGTAAAAACTTTACTACTGCTGGAGAATTCTTACTCATATCAATACCGCATATAATCATTTGAACCTAACTCCATCATAATAATTATTTGTAAAATATTTTTCTAATTCACTGAATGTGAATTTATCCCTTCTATTTATGTATTTACATACATCGTTAATATCCCATTTTTCTTTCTTAGGTGGTTTTCTTGGAATACCTAAATTCTTCAAGAAATCTTCCCATACAAAAACATATTCACCACGTTCTAGTAAAAGAAATGCTTTAGAATTACCAGATTTATCATCATCAAGCAAAAAATATTTCTTAGGAAAATCTGATAATTTAGAATCATCTATTTTAAGACCTGTCATTCCTATAGAATTCTCCACAAATAAACAATCGATTATACCTTCCTGAACAATAACAGGATGATTTCTATCAACTAAATAATAGTTGTAAATATTATTATGTTCTAATCCTCTTCTCGATAGATATTTCGGAAGCATAATTTTATATATTGCTCTACCTTGATAATAATAGATAGAATCTTTATCATCAAAGAAAGGTATTATTATTCTATTTTTATAAGTTCCATCTATAGCAACATACCATTTTTTCCAGACATCTTCAGGAATCAACCGATCTATACATTGTTTTCTAGCAATTTCAAAAATCTTATCTTGACCTTTGATGATAGAAACAAAAAATCTCATATCTTCTCTATCTTTTTCAGCATCTGTTTTTTTGCTTTCCTCAATTTGTTTTTTATATTGCAACATTTTATTTTCATATTTTTCTGGTTGATTATATTGATTTTTACTTAAGGAATCTTTAACATATTCTTTGTAATTGATAGGAAAATAATTTTTCAACCACATAGATGCTGTCATACTAGCACCACAATTATGACAGTAATAGACCCAAGGAGATTTATATTTCAAAATGTAACCACGTTTTTTTCTTTGTGATTTCTTAGAATCACCACACACATTACATCTGAAATTATATTTTAGAGGATTGTTGATATTAGCATTATGAAAATATGACATTAATACAATTCTTATTTGTTTATCGAGATTTTCATCATCTTTAAATATTGCCCTAAAATCCATTTTATTTCCTAACTCAATATGTAATTAAGAAAAAGGTGAAAGAATAATCTTTCACCTTATATTTTACATCATATTTTCTAATTATTAACTATTAAAATTATTTTCGTTACGAAGTCTATTGAAGAAATCATCATCTTCTTCAACTTCCTCTTCATTGACAACAATTGGTACATCTTCCTCTTTACTATCATAAGATTCATCTGATAAACTTGATGCATTTCCAAAAACTCCGACTTTCTTCAGATAATTTTCTTTGAGATCATCATAAGATTTAAATCTAGATGGATCTAAAAATTCATTCAGATCTACCATTTGTTCATTACACCTCTCAGCAACTTCATCTGAAAGAGAAGAAGGAGCACACCACTCCGATGTACTATAATCAGGATAAGATTTACCATTCTCATCTTTAGCAGTTCTTTTAATTTTTAGTTTAAAATTAGCACCTTCGTAATAACTCCAAATATCCAAAGGTTCATCAATACTATCAGGTTTTGGACACCATTTACCACAAATCTTTTCCCAAATTTTTTTACCAAATCTATACAAAAATACTTTTCCATTATTCTCAGGATTCTGTGGATCTTTAACCACAAGAATGTTTACTATATAATCAACCTTTTTAGATCTTTGAGAACCATTACGCTTATCTCCAATATTATAAAGATTACTAACATCTTCACAAACAGGACAATCCTTTTTTATTGTTTTAGGACAATCCTGAATAAACCATCCAGCACTTCCAAAAAAACTATGTTTGTAAAATTCAACATATGGAAGATCATAAAGTTGAGTTTCACCTTTGAACTTAGGAGGCAAAAATCTAATAATTGCTTCCGCAGTTCCATCATCCTTAATCTGAGGATAATAAAATCTATCATCCTTAAAATTCTTTTTGTTTTTCTTTTCAGAATTCTCTATAGTTTTTGTTCTAGCTTTTTCACAATCATACGAAAATCTTTTTACATTCATAAAAACCTCCATCAAGATATTTTAAAATCTGATTTGATATAAACTCAAATCGTTTGTAATTATCATCTTTAAAAGAATCATCACTTAATATGATATCTTTTTTTTGTTTTGTCAAGAACTTTTTTCCATAATTTATAAAAAAAATTGGAGATATTATTTTTTCATCACTATTTTTCTTTTTTGTAACTATAAGTTTGTATACCAGAGAATATCCCACTTCTTTTATCTCAAACAATTCTCTTTCTAGATCTGATCCAAATCTTCTTTTTCTATTTAATTCAAGTATAACATTTTTATCTTTTTCTAATTGTTCTCTTGTAAATAATTTCATTACTTTGTAAATTTTTTTGGTCATGTTGCCAGATAAATCTACACTATTTTTAAATATTAGATTATATAAAATGAAAATGATATATTCCCTATATCCATAATAGTTATTTTCTATATCATTATAAATTCTTTTGAAGAATAATTTATACTCTTCTGTACAATTACAATAAACTCTTTCTTCAACATCAAATTCAATTAATTCCTTTGTCATACGAACTAAGTTATTATAAACACTATATGCCTTAATTGAAGAATTAATGGTTTTATTCATTAATTATTCCATTTCATCAAAATTGGTTTTATCTGTTTTTATTTTATATTTTTCTTCCATTTCAGTTCTAAGTAAATATCTAAGTTCATCATCTAATAAATTCAGGATCTTTTTCATCTTTACAAATTGTTCTTCTAAGTATAAGATACTCTCGTATATATCAACATTAATCTCATATTTAGCACGTTTCAATATTGAATTAAAGCGATTCTGCTCTATACTACTGATCCTTTTATTCTCAAATAATTTCATCAAATTTTCATATGAAAACCCTTGATTTTCCATCCACTTAAAATATTCCTGACGTGATATATCATCAAATAATTCATTTTCGTTTGTTCTCTGAATTACCTTTTCGGGTTTAACCATTACTATTTTCATGTCTTTCATATATTTATATCTCCCAATTTATCCAACATCTTATTCTTATTGTTAATATTAAAATCATCTATCAATGAAATTGTATCATCTATATCAGATTTAAATTCGTTATTTTTCTCATTTACACTTTTAGGATTCTTACTATAGTCCTTTACTTCTGATCCATTTTCTTGATCTGTTTCCCAAATTCTCATCTTGTAATAATCAACACATACTCGGAATCCTTTTTTATTAATTCCATATCTATTTTTCAATATCATCCAAGAAAATAAACACTTTTCTCTTAATTCCTCTGTTTGTGTTATTCCGATTATAATATCGGCAGTAGCCGCAGTTCCTATAGATTGACTTATATCTGTCAAATCAATTTGAGCAGAACCAATTCCACCTCTATTTGTTTGTACTGCACTAACAATAGGAATACCTAATTCTACAGCAACCGCTCTCACTTCCTCAGATATTCTTTTAATTTCAGAATAAGATCCATCCCCTTTATATCTGTGAATAGGATTCATTATTTCTATATAGTCAATATATATAATATCTGGAATAAATTTCTTTTTTGTCTTAAGTTCTTTTACAAGATTTCTGATATGATTAGCATTAATACTCTTAGTTGGATATTCTTCAATAAAAAATTTACTTTTTACAATCTTTTTAACTTGTTCAAAATAAGAATGAAATTCTTTTTTATCTAAATTTTTAAGATCATTCATTTCTAAATTGAACATATTTGCCATTATTCTTTCTGAAATCTTATGCTTAGACATTTCACAAGTTATGTACAATACATTCTTATTATTTAAGGTATTATTGGTAGCAAGAGATGACATAACCAGCGTTTTGCCAAGATTTGTATTATGAGAACTTATTCCGTTTGTATAATATCTATGATTTGGATGATTAACTCTAATATCAACAACATTTATAAATTTATCAGTTTTATTAATATTAAAAGAATGAAATTTACCATCATTACATAAAATTTTATGAATTCGATGATCTAAAAA